TCAATGGAGCGAATCATTTGCTTGGCTAGCTCGTCGGCTGCTCGCATTGAATCGCCGCGGCATCGTTTGAGCGCATGCTTCTCTTCCGATTCGGTAAGGCTCCACAGGATGCACTGACGGTCTCCCTTGGATGGAAGCGCAGTCCAGTTGGCCCTGAACCGTACGAAAAACACCTGCCGCCCCGGCGGCATCTTTAGGTCGTGTGGGACCTCTGCCCAATCGGGTATGTCAGAATCATCTGCAAGGGGTACGTCTTCATCTTCGCCGCCCCCATATACGCCGCGCTCTCCATCCAACAATCTTTCTTCGTCATCCGTTAGTTCCGATGCGGTCACTACGTTGACGGGCCCCTTCTTTTTGGTCGGCATCCCGGGCAATTCATCCGCGGTCTGTGCTCTTCTAGTTGACATATCTGCGCCTCCTGGGCGCAGACCATACCACGGGTCAGATTTTCTGAATCTCCCGCCGAATCTCCTCATCAATAAATTGAGGGATCTGCACCACGGCCTTCTCAAGAATACGCAGGCCCTTCCCTTCGTTGAAGATGCCGTGCTTCTGCATGTGACGAGCTATGGCCCACGCAATCTGTCGCGCTTCGAGCGTCCCACCCTTCTTAGCCAGCCCCTTCCGCCGGACCCATTCGGTAAGCGCATCAATCATCTTGCGACCCGGCTTGATGTTTCCCGCGCGAGCTCCCAACTCAATGATGCTCGCGTAGGGCACAGTGTTGATGACCATCGCCCCATCAGGAAGTTTTTCCGCTCGCCAACCAGCTCGGTAAATCCCCCTGTCTACGGGAACACGCGGCTCGCGCGGGATGACCACGGTTTGAATGTGGCTAACAGTTCTAACGGCAGCCGAGTAAAGCCCTTTGACTGCGGCGGCCTTGATCTCCTTGCCCATCATCGAAACCCACGCCGGAGCTTGACTGATGCTGATCTTCGCCATGAATCTGAGGCTAGCACGGGGGGAATAAGTCGACTTATTCCCTACGCGGCATAATCATAAGCGGGTTCCCAAACGGGGGCGTAGGAGGCGCACCTAACCCGGTCCAGACGTCTCTCTAGGGAGCGGTCTAGACCGGGATGCCATCCGCCGGGTTCCCATAAGTTGCGCCTCCTTTAGAGCTCTACAATCTTCACTTCGTCGGCAACGCCGTCGAGCTTGATTTTGATGTAGTCCCCGCGCGCGGGAACGTTCATCGGGAACTCGCCAAACTTTGCATCTTGGATGTTGATGCTTTGCGTCTGGCCATTCGCGTAGTTCAGGATGGCGCTGATGTTGAACTGCACATCAGGCGTGCGACGTTGCTGGCGATCGACCACCGCTCGAATGAACGGTCCCCAGTCTTGGGAGTGGATGTTCATCTCCATGTCGAACTTCACGTTGTTGAAGATATCGTCCGTGCGATTACCAGGCTCGCCCAGGTACCCCTGAACTTTGGTTTCGCTTTGGACCGAATAGTTGAAGTTCTGGATGTCGACCAGTTCGGTCTCCAGCTGCCCATCGCGCACAATAGCCAGCGATACTTCTTGACCCCTAATTCTCTGCGAGACCGCCATGACTTATTCCTCTTTCTAATGACTTGGGATCAAGCCGCCTGCGGCAGCACTTCCTCGACAATAACCGATTCTCCAACCGTGCTCTCGATGACAATGCTGTCCAGGCTCGCGAGCGTACGCACCTTCAGGATGATACGGAACAACCCCTGCGCGAGTAGGTCGGGGGTGTTGCCGCTCTTCGAGTCGATGGTGTACCCGGCGATGCGCTGCCCAGCGGGATTGTTCCTGCTAAGCAGCTGGTCCATAAACGAACGAATCTCGCTCGTGATGGCTTGGCGCCTAAGGTTGGTCGAAAGCTTCTTACCGAACGCCTGGGCGCGGTTAGCGACGCTGTCCTGAATGAAGTCGGCCATGCGCCGACGCGCGATGTTCTTCAGGTTAGGGTTCACAAGCGGGTCGACGCTCGTGATGCCCGACTGGAAGAACGCGTTCCCCGCATCAAGGCGAAGAGCGCAGATGCCGGACGACTTGAACGCGATGTAATCCTCGATGGTAAACCCTTGTGCGTTGGGGCTCGTCTCGAGGGAGTTGATGCCAGTCGTAAAGCTGGTCTGCTGCCCCGGGTTCTCTTCGGGGGGTAGCTGGCTCATAACGCTCGCTAGGAAGCCGTCAGCCCCCATGTCGACGTTACCGTCAGCCGTAAACCCAACGCCTCCCCCGAGGCCCCTACGGGCGATAACGGGCACGAACGAATTCGCTCCCGGGTAGCAGTAGATAACTCGTTGGTCGCGGTATGCCCCCACTCCGGGCTCCGCAATGGTGCTCTTAGCGGCCGCTCGGGTAGTGCCCAACGGGGGGCGAATCGGGGCAATGCGCCCAAACAGTCCCGTCGCGCTCGCGTTGATGACGTTATCGCGAAGTTGCTTTCGCACTTGGTTCGACTGGCGCGCCGCGCAGATGATATTCGCAATCTTTGCAGGCGAGTTCAGGTCAAGGGTCGAATTGAACGCGTCGAGATACACGGCATCGATTTGCGTTTCCGTAAGGGCGGCAGTCAGGGTGGTAAGGTTCACCACCGCAAAGCTGCCCGCGTCAATTGCCCGAATCGTCTTGACGATAGTTCCCGCGAGCGCGCTCACGCCCGTGCCGTCATCAAGCGAGTGACGAACCTTTACAGTGTAAGGCCCGGCATGTGCCGCGTAGATGCCGTTGGTGCTTGTTGGAGCATTGATAAGCACATCCTGCATCGTCAGGAACGAGACCGTGCCCGCGGCGTTCGTAACTTCAGTTCCGGCGGGGACCGTACCGTTAGCAATTGGAGGAACGCTGATGGTCTTCAACGTGAACCCCAGGTCAGTAAGGACGCCCGCGGGAGCCGAAACTACCCGCACCTGACCGCCGTTCATGCGGCCGCGCAGGAGCAACAACGTGGCAGACACCGCGCTCGCCATCGTGAAGCCGGCCGCTGCGTTGATATTGGTGATGACAACTGCCTGGGTATCGGCAGCTGTAATCGTCACGTTGAAGTTCGGCTCGTTATCAACACCCAGCGTGAGCGTTCCAGACGAAACGACGGGATACGTGCCAGCTGTACTAAGCAGGTTCGCAATGCCATCAGCGCTGCCCTCTTGGCCTACAGTGAAACCAAGATTCAACGCGGTGGTCGCGGGACCAACGAGGATGTAGTCGCTGCTAGCAACCGCCACTTTGCTGATACGCAGCCGGCCTTGGCTGTCCTGTTCGACCAACGTGCCGGCAACTGCCGCCTGCACAATAGTTTTGATTTCAGTGAACAGCACAGCGTCGATGTTTCCTACGTTGCCCGTACCAATGGTCGTTGCTGCCGTAAGGCCCAACGCCGTAAGCACGCCCGCGCTACCTGACACGATACGCACCTGAGCGCCTTGGCCGCGCTGGATGCTCGTAAAGCGCACCTGGCCGCCGCTCACGTCGGCAAATGCAAAGCCCGCGTATGCGTTGATGCGCGCCGCCACCTGAAGCGCCGTTTGGTCGGCCGCGAGGAACGTCACCGTGAAGTCGGGCGTACCGTCATATCCAATCGTTAGCGTCTCGCCGCCCACGAACAACGTTGGGAACACGCCGCCTATGCCTGTAACGGTTGCCGCAGTCGCCGTGAATGTTGCGCTAACAGGACCCGCCCCAATGTCGAGCGATAGAATTTCTGAGGGTTCGAGATTGTAGGCGAACGATGCCACTCCCGTAATGCTTGCCTGGCGCGTGAACTGGACGCTGCCCACGCTCGTATCGGCTCGCACAATGAGCAACCTACGGAAGCGCTTTGCGTTGAGCTGAACGATTCCGTTTCCGTTCCAGTATTCCGGAGTGATGGCGCCATCCGCGTTACGCGAGCGCGCGCAGGGGTTGTTACCCGGCACGCCGCCGTACGTGTACCCAAGCGACCCGAACGTGTTCACGAGGTCAGTCGCACCCGACACTTCCGTCACCGTGTTGAACGGGCCGTTCTCGAATTCACCCACGTGGATGACCGTCCCGGTGCCTACACCCGAGATGCTAGCGGGGGGCTCGAGGTCGAGGATATTGACGGATTCAATCTCGAGCAGAACTTCTGAGCCCGGGTCGAACAAGAATCGGCGAAGGAACACGCTCATGACTTTAGATCTCCTCGGGATGGACCGATGTCGCGGAGTCTTTCAGAAAGCGGCTCCACCGACAAGATGTCGTCATTCGATAGTTACAGGAATCTGGGTGTCCTCGTCCACGTCCACTTCCGTTTTGGTCATGGGGCGAATGTCGAGGACGTTTACAAGCGCCACAATATTGAAGCGCATCTCCACAATAAGCCGCGCCCTACGCCTCCCCCGGGCAGCATCCGGATCATCGATGTTTTCCCGCGACATGAGGGAAAACATGACAATTTGCCCATAGTACTCAGGCATCCGGAACCGAATGCCGAAAACCTGTTCCGTAGGGGTAAGGCCAGTTTCTAGCCCGGACAGGATGGCACGCAGCTCGGGGAGCGAATCCGACCATATCTCGAGGGTAAGGTTTTCCGAGTATTCGGTCTGCCACTGGACCGCCGTACCGGGAGCAAACTTTCCGATGGAGTCCTCGTCGATGTACGTGCCTAGTCCAATCGCCAGGTACTCAGCTGGCCCCCCAAGCATCGCAATACTTGGGAACTGGGCTTCCACCTCGTTAGGCGGCCACCCAATCAGAATGTTCTCGGGGCATACGTGGAACTCTTCTGCTGGCCCACCGACCGCACCGGGTTTGAAGAATTGCAGCTCTGAGATGAACTGGCGGAATATGCGCAGCGCGATGGTGCGCCCATCTAACGCAAGTGGAGGGGGATTGGGCTTAGGGGGGAAAACCTCGCCCCACGGCGTACCCACCAAGCGGTCTTGAATGAACTTCGAAAACTGCGACTTGTTAGGCACCCCCGGATGAAACCACAAATCGACTTAGGGCGCTTCAACAGTCTTGGTTTTTGGGTAACCCGTCGCGTCCTTGGTCTTCGCTAATCTTCTCGAGGAGTATGGTCCAGTCGACCGACCCCGCTCGCCTAAAAGGCGTCGACAACAGTCGGTACTTGGCGCGCACGGGGGGATCGTCACCGCGGCCGTCCTCAATCACCTCGTAATAAAACGAGTATGGCTCGGGGATAGTGTCCTCGTGCTCCTTAGGTACCCACTTCCCCGTCAAGATGTCTTGCGACAGCTTGGATGCACTAATCCGCGTCACTCGGATGCTACCTACGGGGATGTGCCCTATGGCAAACAACCCCAAGTTGACCGCCGCAATGTCCTCAACCTTGGGGTTGGGCAATATCTGGATGCGCTTGACCTCGCGCATATCGCCTTCGCCCCGCTCAGTACCGGTCCACTTGGCCCATACGAGATGCACCTCATAGGCGCGCACGCCTAGCTTAGTCGCTAGCTGGCGAATGCGGTCAACTCGCGGCGACAACCGATGCGCAAGAGTACGCCTGGCCTCGAACGGTTTTAGATCTTTAGGGCGCGGCATTTATTTCGACGCAAAGCGTCCATTCTCATCACGATTGAATTCGTCCGACCCACCGCCATGTGAGCCACCGCCCTCAGTTTTGCGAGGATCCAAACCAAACTTATTAGCAAACGCCACGGAATGAACAGCCACGTCGCGACCTTCGCGACGCAATGCCATCCCGTGTTCGTGCGCAGCTTGCTTGCTGGGGTGCTCGGTGACGCGAGTACCATCCGCATGTCGTTCGACGACGATATGCGGGATGCCTCCGCCTTTTTTCCCAGCCCAGCTAGAAAGCCCCTTTGACATTTACTTCCCCGCGTCGCCCTTGATTACGACCGGCGCAGGAGCTCCCGCATCAGCAAGAACAACTCCCAGCTTGCGGTCATGCGCCGCGAGGCCCTTGTTACGCGCTTTGAGGAATTCTTGAACCACTGGCGCGAGCTCAGGAGCCCACTTACACACCTCTTGCAAGCTCGGCGCATCGTCATCGGGATGCATCATAAGGCACGCCGCAAGACCCGCATCGATAACCGTGTTCGCGACAAGCTTATTGGCGGAAGCGCTGCACCCCGCAACCAACGTCGATACTGCAAGCGCCGCTACTCTGATTCCATTGGTAAAGTTGCACATATAAATCTCCTTTTAGTGGTGAACCGATGCGTTGATACCACTCGCACCAACGCCCCACATCGCGAATCTTTGGTCAAATGGGTTAGGCGTAACTCCGAGCATGTTGCCCAGGGTCGCCTGCCACCAGGTGTACTGACGCACGAGCTGCTTGAACTCGTCTTGCCGGATGTCGATCTCGTCGACCTTGGTCACAACAAGTAATTCTTGGTCTTCGATGATCTGGTCTTCGACGCCGTCCATGATGCCAAGCAAGCGGCGCACTTCGTCAAAGCTTTCGGGAAGGAGCTTGTTCATGGCGCCTTCGATAACGAACTGCGTTTGAACCGCAGCCGGAATGCCTAACGAAAACGTTTGCGACTGTTCCACGCCTAAGTAGCCCATGTGCTTTCGAACACGCATGCGCTCTTCGAGAGTTAGCGTCAAAGCCATCGGGAAACGTCAAACCTCCGCGAGCTGAATACCCGCCAACTGAAGCAACTGTATCGAATAGGACTGGTCGTCGACAACTTTACCGGCCTTCAAATACACAATGCCACCACCCATCACCACGCGCCCATCGCGAACCACTTGGTACCGACGCACATGGGGTGGCTCGGCTTCGAGGTCGGGACCGCGCTGTGCACCATCAAGCATCGACGATGGAGTCTGCATGGGTGCAGGTATGGTCGCGTTTGGTGCGTCAGTGGTAACCCAACTCGTTTGAACTTCTTCAGGCATTTCTTGGGGCACTTGAAGCGCCACCGCAGCCTGTTCACGTACTTTCCTACCCATCGTTCGCCTCCTAACTACGGGAAGCTAACACACACCACAAAAAAAGAATGCCCGGGGGGAGGTTATCCGCCCGGGCATCTTCTTCAACAGCAGCAGGTCTTAGAGCGCGTGCTCGAGCACGATCGCGCGACGGAACCGCTGGTTGCCGTTGGGTGCCGTAATGTCCGAGGGCACCGGGAACGACGTGGAGATACTCCATGCCGCACTGACCGACTGTTGCAAGCGGTCAAGGGGTGCACGCAGAACAAGGCGAATGCGTTCCGACAGGATGCTGATGCCGTTGTTCACGACATCGAACTCCCCGATCTTTCCGGTCACGCCAGCTTCGGTCACGTAAGCACTCTCGTCGAGATACTTCTCGTAAGCGACGCCTTTGCCCGTGATGAGCACGCGACCGATGTTCACGCCAGATCCGTTGGTGACTTCAGAACCGATGTTCTTATCGTACACACCGGACAGTGCCGTGGGGGTCGTGGTGGTCGTGTTCTGGAACGTGGGCGATTCCGTGTTCTGGAAGAACGCGATATTCGCAAGCGTGCCAATGAACGCTTCCTTGTAGATCACGTGCTCGGGCAACGACTGGTTGAGGCGTTGGAACACGGGGTCTGCGAAGAGCTGGCTGTTTGCCTGCGGGCTGATGTGCCCATGGTAAAAGCCGTCCTCGTGGGGCTGGACGTTAGCGTTACGCAACACGCCAACCGCGTTGATGGCCTGCTGAAGCGTAAACGTATCGGAAGGACCGATTGCGTCGATGCTATCGCCGCCCGCGCTGCGGACAACCGACGGGGCAAAGCGACTGCGAACTGGTGCACGCACCGCGAACGCCACACCAACCGCTGCCGAAAGGAGCAGCGTGCCAGGACCGAGGGGGTCCGAGGGGTCGTCGGGAATCGTTCCAACAACGCTCGCGGGAGTACCCACGCCCGCGCCGATAACAATCGGCAAAGGAGACGCAGGGCTAACCGGCACCGGACGAACGTTGGCACCCGGGAGGATCACGTCAACAAAGCCGTTGAGGGCCGCGACGCGAATGCTCGTATCGGGAGCAGCAATCGCCGTAATGGTTACCGTTTGACCCGACAGGTACGCCTGGAACATCGCGTTACGTGCGATGCGGTTGACGCTCTGTCCGGCCTGGAGACCAAGCTGGTGGATGTTCCTGAGGAACAAGTTCGCGTTCGACGTAACGCTGGTCGGCATGTGCGTATCGATCGCACTTGCGAATTGGTTAAGGATGGCTGACCACTGCTCGTAAGGCACCGTCTGCGGGACAGGGTCTGCTCCCGGGGTAAGGGGGCTCA